TTTAGAGTCTGGGCCAGAGCAATCAGAGGGACATGTTGCATCATCTCGTCCAGGCGAATGTATTCCCCAACGCTTTTGATCAAGCAAAATGTTATAATGATGCCAATTTCTATATGGATAATCCATTATGGCTAGGATATCTTTAGGCCAAGGCATATCCATTTGTTTTAATTGTATTGCGCCTGTAGATTCGACATAGTTTCTTTGTTTTCTTGTATTTTCTAACGCCTCTGATTCATCTTTTCCAAGAGCCCGAAGTAGTAACTTAGCCACTGCAACTGATAGAGAAATACCTTCCTTTGCTGCTACTCTTTCAACGGCAAATTTAAGTGGCTCGGACACACATACGGTCATTGTAGTTTTAGGAATTTTCTTTTCCATATACTTTCGATTCTGAAGCAGTAAGTCTCCTTTGTCAAGCCTTATTTTTAAAATATTCCTTATTATAATAGTAACAAGGGTACAGCATAGTTTTGGGGTATTTTCTAGTGGGATCAAAGTGTTGGAAAGTAATTTTGTGAAAACGAAAAGGGGGGTATAACCAAAAAATATATAATAAAATCAATAACTTACATCTCTCTCTTTCTCATCCCACTTTTTTCACTGTTTGGTACCCTTGTTACTGTTATAATAACGAATCTAACAAATAAGTCCAATGACCATATGTGACCATATATACTCAGATCGTTTATATGCGTTTTTATTTTTATCGAAATAAGCTTTTTTTGAGCAATTCTAGATCAATTTCTGAGGCAGAAAGACGCTGGTTAGCGGATACTTTTTTACTTCTGTTATTGTCATCAGCCCCCACACGAAGAACAACTTTGGATGAGTGCTTTTTGTTATAATAACGAATAAGAATGCGGTAAACTGTAGCTTCGCCGAGTTCTTTTATGAGGTCTTTAATTGAGAGTTTCTTCGATGACTTTGGTGTGGAAGTCTTCATAAAGATGTTCTATGGTCGATACCCAATCATGGGGCTCAACACAAATACGGATGTAATCGCGAGCTACTTCAGGGAGTGTGAATAACTTACGTAATATAATTTCTTCATTTTTTATTTCTCGTTTCATTAGTTTATCTCTCTTTCATTAGGTGGTTCATAATCCCAATCTAATGTTCCTGGTATTGGAATCAAATGACTAACACCTAAATTTAATGGAAACATGAGCCATAGTCCTTTTTGTCGTGGGTCTGGACAGCTAACTATGTTAATCTCACATGTTAGTTTTTTACCGGGTTTTAGTTGTTTAAGTAATTCTTTATTAAAAGTAGGAACAATAGTTACTTTTTTTGTTTTCATGAATTAAACTCCTCTAAATCATCGCCGCAATCACGACAAATGACATATATTTTGTTTTCTTTCTTTGGATTTCTAATTGGGGTCATTCCAGGAACATGTTGATGAACTCCATAGGCAGTCTTTTTTGATTGTTTGCTATATGCATGATTGATTAAGTTATAATCCCAACAGTATTGACAATAGAAATCACTAGAATAGATTTCATATGATTTCCATTCGATTCTACCGCAACTAGTGCATTTATCTGATGGTATTTGAGTAATTGGATTTTGGTTTTGTTGGTATGAATGATAGCTATCATCACCACTAGCAGAGCATTTAGGATTGCCACAGAAGTAATCATCCCGAAGTTTGGTATAGAACCAATAATGAGATGAGCAATAATTACAATTATCTGTTGGCAATGGTTTAGCCATTAGACCAGCCTTTATGATGAATTACTAATGAAACTCCGACTTCAGTATTAACCATATATGTACTTCCCCAATGGTTGTCATTATCGAAGATGTTAAAGAGTACTTGTGTTGCATCTTTCTTGGTAGGTGTTTTAAAGATAGCTACTTTTGGATATATTTTTGATTTTTCTTTCATTTAGAACTCCAATCCTGATTCAATACCAATGAATTCCATACCAATATTACCATTTGAATTGTGAGCTGAACTTATATGGTGAAAAAAGACACCTAATGATATAGAGTTTCTATAAAGACCCGCAGATACATGTGTAGAGAATTGTAAGTTATTGTCTAGGTATTTATTTTTTGCTGATATGATTGTGAGTCCTTGAGATGCAGATGCATAAAGCCCGAGCTCTGTTTTTATAAGCAGTGTGGGGGCTAGTGTACCAAAATAGCTGACACCTTCAGTAAGCTCGCTTATAGTTAAGACACCAACTTCGTAATTGAGTTTAAGACAGTTCCATTTGCTTATTGGAGTAGTTTGTAGGCCAAATGATAAGAATTTGTTACCGCTGTTATCTCCGCGACCATAACCACCTTTAAAGAGGATTGCATTTTGTGCATATGCTAAAGATGATGTCATTAATGATACTACTATAATTGTGCTATTTAAGAGTTTTTTCATGGACAGTCTCCAATGCTTTCTCTAGTTGTTTTAGGTCTTCAAATGCGCTTTGTGCTTCGCCTATAATTCTTTGAAGTTTGAACTTTGATTCTCTGATGTATGCCTGAAGTGTTTCTATTCTTACCATGTATGCCCCCATACTTCTAGTTGTTGTTCGTAATATTCTCTTTCTACTAAGATCATTCTAACACATTTCTGGTTTACTTTGTCAACTGATTTGTAACTTCTACAATAGTCTCTACTTGCTTTATTTAATTGTCTATACATTTGAATTGTATCTGATGGATATGCGAGATGGTTCATGGTTATAGTCCTCCTGGAAAGCCTTGAAAGATGCCTGTGAGAATGTTTACTAATGCATAAGCTGCGAGTGCAACGAGCGATAGAGCACAGATGATAAGAATTATATAGTATTTAGCCATTTGAAACCTTTCGTTTTGTTGCACATACTTCACAATGAACTCCTCCAACACAGATGTCAATTAGATAATCTGCTAAGACATCGTGATTTGTTGGGAGACATTTTTTGCAACTAAAATAGACTTCTTTTCTTTTACTTGCGACTAGTTTTTTAGTGACAACGTACATAATGACTCCTTAATTGTAAATAAGCTGCTACTAATTGCGCCCTCTAATACTAGCTTACGTTTGATTGCATCAGATCTATTAAGTAAGATGCAATGTATTTTGCGTCTACCAGTGAACATATTGAGTTCCCATACTTCATAGCGGACTCCGTTATTAATTGATTGCATTTTCAGCCACCTTTTTGCAATAAGCACATTCATTTAAGAACGAGCCTTGAATTATCTTATATTTTGTTTTGATTCGATTGCCTAAATGAGTAGAACATAAAGGAACTAGCTCACTTGAGGTTTCGTCTGCACTTTTAATGATTACTAGGTTATTTGTTTTCATATTAATCCTTAAATAAGATGGTCATAATTACTGCGAATATAATTGCTGGTAATGAGATATACATGTTATTTGCTCCCTTCATTAATTGCAAGATCTATTGTTGCCCACAGTTCTATTAGTATTTGTGTTATTGATGTCATGATTAGAGAATAACATTGCCGATAAGTCAGTGCAAGATAAAAAATGTATGGCTTTGTATGGTCATTCTTGAGTCATATTTTTATGTATCCCTATTCGTTCGTTGATAGTTGAATTGATGCATTTTTCATGCCATTGTCGTAGCAGACTGAGCATACAAGCGCATCTGCTGCATATCATTCGTATCACAATTGGCACAGAATTTGCATTTGGAACTTGTAGCTTTTATCTTTCTGACATTAATGTCTCGGATTAATTACGTATGTAGTGCGACATATGTGACTCACCCCCGCCATGGGTGGACCCTATGATGTGTAAGGGTAGTAATAAATGACTAATCTCTCTACGCGCTAACGAAATCACCATTCTAACTATCGAATATAATTGATCTTTTTGAGTTATGTAAACTAAGCCGCCCACAAAAATAAAAAACAAAATCCCCACCCAAATTCAAAAAGCCAATAATATCAACCACTTGATGCCGCACAATTTCTTGCACAATTTGATGGACTTATTGTCTAAAAAACGCCAGTTTTTTACTATCGATGGTGCATGATGCACAATGGCTTAAGAAAGTAACTAAATAGTAGTTATAAATCTAATGACTTAAAAAGTGAGCAGAATTTAATCATGCACTACTGCATTTTTTATTTGAATAGATTCGAGCACTTATGTTATAATACATTTTCACCTTTTATGACTAAAGAAGAAGATCTAGAATTCCAAAAATGGCTCGATGAATCTTTCGATGATATGTTTAACGAAGATCCTGGATTTCAACTAATCCCATCCCCCACACAAAGTAAAAACAATTGCAAGCATCACCAGAAGAATAAGACCCCAATTGCCCTCCCAGAGAAGTCCTTTGAGAAGTGGTTTGTCTGTAGAAACTGTGGCAAGCCCATGTCCCAAAAGCCAGATTAAAAAGCTTGACAAGTGAATAGCAGAAAGTTACTATAAATTAGATGAATCCTCGTGTCCTTATCTTTGACATTGAAACGAGATACATAATCTTCCGTGGTTGGAGAACCGGGAAGCAATTCGTAGACCAATCGCAAATCGTACTAGGTGAAGATAGTGATATCATCTGCATCAGTTATAAATGGCTTGGAGAGAAACAAATCCATACATTACATTGGGGCCTTCAAGAACAAAGCAGTGCAAATATGATAGAAGCATTCAGCAAGGTGGTTGAGTCAGCAGATCTCTGTGTAGGTCATAACTGTGATGGCTTCGATATCAAACACATCAATACCCAAAGACTCTTGCACAACCAACCTCCCATTGCTTGGCCTTCGTCTGAAGACACCCTAAAACAAATCCGCAAGCAATTCTACTTACCCAGCTATCGCCTCGACTACTTATCTAAACTACTCACCGGCACTGGCAAAGCCAAGATGGACTTTAGCGACTGGATAGATGTTGTAGAAAAGAAATCTACAAAAGCCCTAAAAAAGATGATCCACTACAATCGCCGCGACGTAAAGAAGCTAGAAGAAGCCTACAAAATAATCGCACCCCATCTAAAACCAAAACTACATGTAGGCATAGTAACCGGGGCAGGCAAAGATGTCTGTACTCGCTGTGGTTCAAAAGAATCTCGATCCAAAGGAATCGTATATTTAACTTCTGGTAAGTATAGACGCCGCCAGTGTAAAGCATGTGTAACAATTTATAGAGGAGCAAAAATATGATGTTGTATGATCCAGATGGTCGACTAGAATCACCGTGGGAATGCTCAATCCGCAAAACAAGAAATGGCTACATTGTAACCTGGTATATAGAGATTCAAGACTCAAAAGAACCTCTCTACCGATTAGAAGAGTATCCCTGCAAATCAATCAAAGAAGCTATTGGCATTGCTACCGAATACTTAGGCGAACATAACGTACTCGTAGACATCGTTAACGAAGACGAATAAGCTTCCGGGGTGTGGGGGCTCTGTTGAACTATGTATGGCAATGTGATATAATGTAGTGTGGACGACTCGACCAAAAATCCCCCTTCAGATGATCTCAAACAAGTATGGCGACAAGAAACCAAACGTAAGCGCCGTGCTGATAAGGTTGCTAAAGAAAAAGAAGTAGCCTCTGTCTATCAGGCTGATGCTAAAGAGATAGCAGAATCACAGAGTGATTGGGATAAACTTAAGACCTTGGCCCAACTCAAATTTCCCCCACATCTCGCAGAGAAATTCAAACTAAGACCAGAACAAAGACTCGCTGCTATAGCTTTCTGTATTGGTTGGTCTATAGAAAAGATCTCCCTCGCCTCGGGAATCCACCGCAACACCATCTCTCGCTGGTTCAATAGTGAAGAGACTGTTCAAGAGTTTATGAAGGCGGTACAATACCATACAGGTAATAAAGACTCTAAAGAGATCATCGATAATGAGCAATACACTTCTCTTCAGGTTCTTAAAGATCTTAGGGATGATCCTATGACTTCCGCCTCCACTCGTAAAGAAATAGCTATCTGGTTCTTTGAACAAAAGCATGGCAAGGCCAAAGAATCCAAAGAGATTAAAGGAATCAATCTTAAAGATCTTACCGAGCAAATGAAGCAAGCAAAGGTAGATGATGTGCTTGCCTTGCTTGATGATGAGCCATTAGAATCAGATTCCAAAAATGACTAAGTATACCAACTTCCAAAAGAAGCTTATTGCAATGCCCCTGGCTCAGCGGCTCATTGCTCTACAAGATCCCTACACATTCATTAAAGCCTGCATCTATACCAGAGATGAAGTTGATAAAGATAACCCAGTCAAACTTGCCCCCATGACGCCAGGACTACCGGGATATAAACCATATGTAGAAACCGCCATACGTGTACTTGAGGCTTGCCCCAGAACTATCTTTGATAAGTCTCGCCGCATGTGGATCTCATATACAATCTTAGCATTCTATCTTCATAGATCTTTTACAAACACAGACCAGAGATACGGTATCGTTACAGAAAAGTTTGATAAGAGTGTCGAGCACTTACGCAACATGAAGTTAATGTATGAGAACATTCCAGAAGAGATCTACCCTAAAGCTTGTAGGCCCACACTCAAATCACGAGAAGGACTCATTGAATTTGAAGAGATCGGTTCTCTAATCCATGCTATAGCATCAGGTCCAGACCAAGCAAGGCAGTTCGGGTTCTCAGGCCTGTTTTTTGATGAGTATGACTTCTGGGCAGACCAAGAGAGCACCTATGCTGCTGCACTTCCTACACTAGGTAATACAGGTCTTCTCACGATAGCCACTACGCATCAAATGATTGCTACTGGCGAAGACTCTCACTATAAGAAGCTTCTCGAGGATCGCCTTGACTAAGAAAGTCCCAGGTGTGTCTGAGTTATCTCGGTTCCTTCCAGATGATCCTATGGGAGTATCAATTCACAAGAATCCTAAGAATGGCTTCGTCGTAGTTGGTTTAGATTACTTTGCTGATCCAGAACGTAGAGATCCTAAGTGGATTCAAGAACAGCGCCAGACACTTGGTATCAAACGTTGTGCTGTAGAAGTAGAGCGCTCTTGGGAGACCTTTGCAGGTAAAGGAATCTATGACAAAGCATTCTATAAGCACCTGCACATTACCCCCACACCAATCTCATATAACCCACTATTTCCCATCTTCCGTGGCTGGGATTTCGGTGGCAATCAGTCAGTCGCAATATGTCAAATCATAGATGGTAGACTCAACGTCTTAGATGAAATGCCAAACAAAGGACTTAACACCAGAGCCTTTGCCCCAGAAGTAATCTCATATTGCAATTCACGATATGGTAGTGACGTACATTATTTAGACATCGTTGACCCCTCCGCTGCTTGGGAAGGTAAGACTGCTGAAGGCAAGGCCTGCACAGATGTGATGCGAGAGTACGACATGCTCCCCATAGCAGCACCCACAAATGATCCCCAGAAACGAATTGATGCAGTAATAGAACTCCTTATGCGCCTATGTCCAGATGGCAAACCCGCACTTCAGATAAGTCCTAATTGCCAAATGCTTATTAGAGGATTTGAAGGAGGCTACCATTATCCAGAGAAAATCACTCAGGCTAAACGAATGGATCGCCCTGTAAAGAATCTATTCTCCCATATTCATGATGCTTTACAATATGTTGCCCTTCGCATGAAATCTCACAACACAGATCGATCAGAAGAAATAGATTATGAATCAGCCATCACCAGATACAAGTTCTCAAATAATTAAGTTCCACAAAGTCTGTAAAAACTGTAGGATACAGCAACTTTCTCCACTAGAGAAGATCCAAGGTCTTTGTCGCAGCTGTAGAAAAGTTCTTACTGCTAAGCCAGCCCCCACACGCCCAAAGTATAGCTTCTGCAAGTAGTTGCCATATAATGCAATATATGGTATAATCTTATATCATGCCAACAGACGTTAAAAAACGGTTGGCCGACGGTACAATCTCGTTAATACCGTTACTTCAAGTATCTAAAAGAGATGGAGGAACATATAGCAACGATTGTTTGTACTGCCATCATTGCGGCCATTTCGTACCGCCTCGCACTTGCTTCACACAAAACGAAAAGTATTCGTGTCGCAAATGTGAGAACACTTCTGTTTTTATTATTTGGGGCCCTTCGAAATCCGGCAGCTGGAACGCTGAGCTTGCTCCTATACACTAAAGGTGACAATGACATCTGAATATGAATCTAAACTCGCTGATCAGCGACGCAAAGTAGCCGACTTCATTTTAAGCTGTGCAATCGAATCAAGACTAAATGAAAAAGTTCCCCGCCGACTACAAAACAAATTAAATTGGGACTACTTCCACGGAACAATTGACTGGTCACACAAGCGCGAATCAGATCCCAGAATCCACTTACATAAAATAGGCGTCTCCGCAGAGAGAACTAAAGCTAAATTCAAAGGTGCCCTAATGAAATGGGACCAATGGATCACAGTAGAACGCCACTATCTTCCCCCCAATCCGATCCTCCCCGACTTCGCTGCAAGAAATTTACTTATTAAACAACTTAAAAATGCCAAAGCTGAGACTGTAATCTCCGATGCTATCCTTCGTGGGCTTATGGAATCTAGAATCGCTATCAAAATTGGCAGCAAATATGTTACCAAACCCCGGTATACCAAGGATGGTGTGGGGGCTCTGGTAAGAGATGAAGAGAAAGTCTGGCAACTCAACCTTGATGCTATCCCTTTTGAAGGATTTCTTATCGATACTGAGAATACTAAAGACCCAATCTATCAAATTGAAGAGTGTAGAGTCGATTATAACCAAGTTTTAGAGCTTTCTTCTGAAGAACAGTCCGCAGATAAGCCATTTCGCCTAGAAGCGGTTAAATCTTTAGTGGCTTTCCCACAAAGAGAGCAAGAACAGGCTGAAAGAGCTGCTCGCGGCAACTATATTGACATTCCAAGGCTTCGTCACCGTAAACAAATCCTAATTCAGAACTTTTACGGCACAATTCTCAATGAAGACGGTACTATTTTCGAATGGGAGACCGAATCAGGTGAAAAAATCCCTCTAAAGAACGTGTTTTGTGTCATGGCTAACGAATCAGAGCTTCTTATTGACCCAATGCAGAACAAAAGATGGTCAGCGAAGTCCCCATACATATCAGCAGACCCGCTACGCTCCCCAAGCAATGGTAGAAAAGCTCTTATGGACGCTGGTGTCTTAGTCAATCAAGCTCAAGATGAATTATTCTCACTCGCATTAGCTGGTGCTCTTAAAGCAGCACACAATGTCACCTGGTATCGCAAAGATTGGATCGCGGATAAACGAGTCCTCTCTGGTGGTATCCGAGATGGTGATCAAGTTGCTATCGATGCATCTTGCCCACCTAATGCCACACCCCTAGGCACAATTAAAACAGGTGAAGTCCCACAAGAAGTATTCACTATGCAGCAAGTCCTTGATCGAGTATTTGCAGAAAACGTCCTATCAAACCAGATCGACTTAAGTGGTAACTTACCCGGCAAGCAAGTCCGAGCTACTGAAGTCGTATCAGCATCTACCGCTATTGCAGATGTATTTGATTCAATGAGTGGTGACATTGAACATGATCTTATTGAGCCTCTTGCTGAAGAATGTCTTTATGAGATCGTTCAACACATTGATGAGATGGATGAAGAAGAAGTTAAATCTTGCTTTGAAGATCGTCAAGACCTAGCAGATCAATTCATGAAACTTTCTCCTAAGAAACGTTTTGAACAGGTCGCAGGTACTTTCAAATTTGGTGGCAAAGGTCTCCATGGTCTTATTGCAAATCAAGCCAAAGGCCAAATGATGGTAAATTTACTGTCAACGATTATGAGCAATCCTCTTACCCAACAAGCAGTCGAATCATCAATCTCACCAGTCAAAATCATTAATGAGATCGCTAAAGGCATGGGTATGGATATCGAAGAGCTTAAACCATCTCCACAAGAGTCTCAGATGATTCAACAGAAACAACTTATTAGAGAACAGGCATTAGCCCAACAAGCAGGTGGTCAACAACCACAACCAGGAAATGCTTCACAAGGATCGCAGCCATCCCCAGAACAACCCGCTGGTAATGGCGCACCCGGACAAGGAATGTAAATGGCTGTGTTACGGGGGACAACCAGAAGTCGTTTACCCTCATTTGTAAAAAGTATTATTACACCCATAATTGAGTTATTTCAAACATGGGGATTACTTTCTTTTACATATTCTTCTAAACCAGAACGCCAAGCAACAATTATAACCACAGGAACAATGCCCCTTTCTATTGCAATAAAAAGTGAACCAGAACAACCTAGACAAGATGTTTTTGTTTCTTTTAATTGCACTTATTTTATTCGGTAATTTATGTCATCAAGTTTTGTACGAATTCCAGATGATTCAGGATACAGCGGTCCCAGAATACGCACTTTTACAACCACGGATGGTGGAAATACAGTTCATCAACATGCAATGGTTTTGGTGGATCAGAATGGTAACCCTATAACACCAACGAATCCTTCTGATACACAACCAATCACAGGAACTGTCTCAGTAGATAACTTTCCAGCAACTCAACCAGTAAGTGGTCCAATAACAGATACTCAACTAAGAGCCTCCCCTGTTCCCACTACTCTTTCAGGTCTTACAACTAAAGCATTAAACAATCAAATAGTAGCCACAGATGTAGGTCTTGTTTCACAAACAGTTATTCATGGTCTTACAACAGGTGGTGGCGGAGGTTATGTAGAGGTAAAAGTAACTCCTTCTGGTGCAGTTGTGGCAGATACCTCAGGATCAACACAACCCATAAGCGGATCAGTAAGTGTAAGCAATTTTCCAGCAACTCAGCCTATCAGTGGTAGTGTATCAATTTCTAACTTTCCAGGTACCCAACCAGTAAGTGCATCTTCTTTGCCATTGCCTAGTGGTGCAAGCACTGAAGCAACTCTCGCTTTAATCAAAGCAAAAACAGATAATTTAGATGTGGCATTAAGTACTCGAACTAAACCAGCAGATACTCAAAATATAACTGGGTCAGTATCAGTAAGTAATTTTCCTGCTACACAAGTGGTTACAGGTATATTCTTTCAAGCGACACAACCAGTAAGTATTGCATCTCCGATTGTTTCTAAAACTACAGATGAACAAACACTTACTGGTGTGTATTACTATCATGCTGGTGCTCTGACAGTTCAGGCAGCAGCAGATGCAGCAACAGCAGGTCGTTTTTGGGTAATTAATCCTATCGGATCTGGTGGAACTATTCGTATCAAATCTATTGAATTTGCCAGTCAATTAGGCTCTGCTTTAGCTGCTCCAACAAGTCCTAGAATAACAATAGAACGAGTTAGTTTCACTGGAACATCTTCGGGTGCAACCTTGACTGCAGCTAAAAGGAAAACATCTGATGCTACACCTAAAAGCATTTTAACAACTGCCTCAACTGGATTGACGTTAACCGCAGGAAGTGTTATAATGTCTTTACTACCTATCGCCTCTGCCACAGCCGTTGGATATACTGCAAGTGCTGTTGAAAAATGGAAACCAGATATAAATGATCGAATTGAACTAGTCCCAGGAGAAGGCATTGTTTGTAGACAAGCAGATACAGGAACTACTTCTGATACTAGAAGATTTACTATTGATATAACTTTAGAGGAATTTTAATGTTTAAAAGTATAACAGCAAAACAACCAAAATCAAAGTCTATTAAAAGAAATCCCGTTAGGCATGTTGGTAAAAAGAAAAGTCCTAAAAAATCAGATGATCTTGGTTTTATGGATTCATTAGGTGGTATCGGTGGCGGAATGCGCGGAACTGGTGAGCCTGGTGATTCAGAAAGTTCAGATTAATATGAAAAAACCCCTATTTAAAAAGCCAGAATTTAAAGCACCCCAAAGAAACAAAGTAAGACATATTGGTCGTAAGAAATCTCTTGTGGCCAAAGATGTAGGTGATTTGAGTTGGCTTGATTCACTAAGTAAAGGTGCTGGCGGCAATATGTCTCCTGGCCCATCAGATAATGAAGGAGGCAACTAATGCCACTAAAATCAGGACAAGGTAAAAAAGTACGTCAAGAAAACATTGCAGAAATTCTTGATAGTTACAAAAATAAAGGTAGCATTGGTACATCCAAACCTGCTTCTAAAAAAGCTGCAATCAGACAAGCAGTCGCAATTTCATATGCTAAACAGAGAGAAGGCAAACGTGGCCGGAAATAACTTATTTCAATCAGATGATCTACATGGTGGCTCGCAAGCTCCTGTAGAGCAAAAACAACAGTCTAGTGGTGGAGGAGTTGGTGGCGCATTAAAAGGTTTTGCTACAGCAATGGATAAAGTAGCTCATAATGATGCTCTACAGCAATCTGAAGAAGCTAAAGCAAATAATTCTCAACCACAATTTACTAATCCTAATAGTGCAGGGAGCATGTAATGGGAAAAAAACCAGCAGATGAAGTAATGTTTCAAAATGATAGTGATGAAAAGGAATTCGAAGTTCGTTCTGGTCAGGCTAGAAAAGTTCTTCCTGATTTCAATACCCCAGAGAATAAAGACGCCTATAATCAAAAAGTAAAAGCAGATACAGATGCCGCAGCAGCAAGAGGCGGCAAACTCTATCCTGATGCATTTGATAAAACAAAGAAATATTAATGGAATTTCTTAAACGTGAGTTTGAGGGGCTTCCAGACGCAGTGGTTCAATCCGTCTTGAAGCAACTCGAACGTGCTATTCGTGCTGCGGCTATCTCCATCCATGACGAGAGCCCCCACACGGATGCGCAGGCCCGACGAATTTGTGCCAGAATCGCTGCCACAATCGAATTTGCCCAAACGTTTAAGTCCGCTATTGAACCCGAAGATTCCCTCCCGAAAGAATAGATCCGCTGGATTTGTCTTCCGTGTGGGGGCAGGTGTTATTACTATACTTGCCATATATGGTATTGTATGGTATAATACAAGTATGAATGATTTGTCGTGTGTAGATCATTCATTTTTAGGTATGCTGTCGAGCATATTTAATACACGTAAGCCAACAAACCCTACGACGGTAGATAGAATTTAGAGGCACTATGAGCGAATCACAAACGGATGTTGCGGTCGTACCGCAGGATGCAAAAGAGTCAACACCCCAACCAGCTCCGGCTGCCAAGGTAGAGCCTATTTTGCTTAAGGTACATGGCAAAGAGTTTGATGTTTCAACGGAGCAAGGCAGGCTTCAACACCAGGCATGGGCTGAAGCAATGTCAAGCGTAGTCGGAAGACTCGGAGCTGAGGTGGGTACACTTCGGCAGTTCAAAGAAGAGCGAACTCCTTCGGGAGATGAAGCTCAGGTTATAGCGAAAGCCAAAGAAAAGGCTGCTCAAGGTGAGATTGATCTTGCTTTAGAACAGGTTTTTTCTTACTCGAAAGAGCAAACACTTAAACTAAAATCTGATTTTGAACGTGAACGTCATAACAATGCGCTGTGGGAAGAGTATTTCGCAGACAGGGCAGAACTGGTAAAACAGTTAGGCAAAGAAAAGATCAAACGTATCGCTGAGGCAACTCTCGATATCAAAAGTAAAGATAAAGATGCTTTTGCGGTAATGGATGACTTTTTTAAGCCTTTCTTAGTTGTTACTCAGACCCCGAAGAAATCTGACGAAAAGCCCCCTTTAAGTCTCTCAGGGAAGGCACCTAATACTTCTTCTGCACCAGAAAAGAAAGCAGATAAAGAACAAGTTTCTATTGATGCTCTCTTAGATGGTCGATCTATTAACCGGATCAAATAACTCTTTCGTCATTAAGACGAATTAGGAGTACATTATGTCATTATTTCAAGGCTGGCAAGATTCGCCTTCAACAGGTGCTTATCAGCAACATGAGGTTATGGAAGTATTCCGCCAAGCAGTCGCGAAAACGATTTGGCTTCCTTATGCTAAACGTATCTCGATTCAGAGCGGACAATCCGTAACTGTTCCAATCAGAGGGTCACTCGCCGAACCTTCCTCAACATCGGCACTTAACGAGTCTATCTCTATTCCATTAGATAAACTCACAATCACCGCTAAAACCATCAGTTTGACCGAACGTGGGCGAGGTGTCATGGTCTCCAAAAAAGGCATGAACCGATCCCCAATCGATCTTTTAGCTGAGCATAGAATGGCTCTTGCTGAACAGATGGGACTTGATATGGATACGGTTCTTAAAGCCGGATTCGCGTCAGGTCAGCTCAAGTATGTTGCCACTGGGGCAGCTTCTTATAACCTCGCTACCAACGGTACCGCAGGTGCAGCAGCTCTCTCCAATGCTAACTTCTTCCACATCCGAAAGATGAGAGATCTCGCTTTCAGAACGTATTTGATGCCAAAGAACGACAACGGAAGCTATTCTTTCGTATGTTCTACTGCGTCACTTCGTGGTATCTTGGATGATCCTGAGTTTCTGGAAATCAATAAATTTGGTAATCCAGAGAGATTCTCCTCAAACCTATCCGGAAAAATTGCTGACGTGGAAATCTACGAAGATAACCACAGTTTAAGCGATTCTAAAGGAACCAATAGCGATGTCGGCGAAGGCGTCTTCATTGCTAAAGATGCGGTATATTATGCCGTATTACAAGAACCTTCCATTCATTATGATGCGACCCACGATCACGGTCGATTCGTGTCACTTGCTTGGTATGGCGATTGGGGTTGTGGAACTTCAACTGATTCGGCAAACGCCGGGTTAGTACGACTCATTCACTTCACATCTAGTTAATAGAAAGGGGATAAAATATGGCATTACCATCAGAAAGTCTAGTAATTTTATCACCTCTTGGTGCATCAGGATCGGCAGCGAACTCTTTAGCAGTCATTAACATGCAGACAGCCGCGTCAGACAAATGTCTTTTCGTGGTTCCTGTAAAAATGACTCTTGAGCGTTTTGAATTAGCAGTTCCACCTTCAGAGACCGATTCCGGGGGCGTTAGCAATATCGCTCTTGAATCTGTATCTGCTGCGAACGCAAGATCAACGTTGTTAACGATTATTATTCCGGCAAGCAATTGTGCGGGATCAACGATCTATAAGCTTCCTTCCAGCCCAATAATTCTTAACGCAGGTACATTCCTGTCTGTTAACGTTATTACTGAAGGTGTTAGCAACTTAAACGTGGTTCCCCGAGTCATCGGTACATATTGTGCTGAAGTCGAAGGCAACCAATCCCTCTTAATCGCTTCGGCGTAATTTAGAGGCTAGGGAAAAGACCTAGAAACAATCATGTGGAAAAGGGGGCGGGATCTTCGCGGACTCGCCTCCAATTCCAACTCTGAAATAAAATCCGCGATGAAAGAATACAATGACTGATATAGTAGCTGCAAACGTAAGTTACAGCTTCAACATTAAAGATAAACAATTTAAAGGCCGCAGAGGTTTCTCAGCTCGCGGTACGATCTCGTTTGGAAACGGTTCTTTAACCTATCCTTCGGGAGGAATTCCATTAACCAAAGCTAAAATCGGGCTTCCACGAGTTCTGAGATCTGTGGAAATTTTAGGTTCAAACGCATCCCTTTACCAATTTGAATTTGACTACACGAACTCTAAAATCCGACTGTTTCAATCCCCTGCCGGTTCAGTATCGCTCTCTTCAAACAGTGCTGGTACTGCCTCAGGTAACGTAGCTGCTCCCACGATTTCCTTTACTTCAAACTCAGGAAACGTAGCAGCGGATAAAGTAATCGGTGTTAACGCCCTTTCAAACGGTGCTGCACTTGTTGCGAATACTGCACTCGTAAACGTAATCGGCGTTCAAGCCCCTGCGTTCACGGGAGATGCTCTTTCTGCTCACACTCACACTGCCACAGGTACTGCTGGTAGATTCGTCGAATTATCTGGCGGATCAACAGCTGTTCAAGCATGTGTGTTAGAAGTGGATTGCGAAGGGTACTAAACCATAACATATAACTTAGGAGACACATGAATAATTTCAAAGCCCCCCACACACTAAAAATGAACGAAGAAAAAGGATATCAAGAGGTAGATCATTCTACTTCAGAAGAATTTCGACTGTTGGAAGCGTTGGGGACGCCGAAAGTATTTTATGCTCTAAAAGCAAACAAATACTACAAAGATGCTGAATGCACCAAATTATTCACTGATGAAGAGATTAATGCTCTTGAACTTCCGATTCCTGCTAAGATTGAGAATGAAAGACGAAAACTCATTAAAGCAGCAAATGATGCGGGAACCGCAGTAGACTTTAAAGCAGTTTATGCAGCGACCTCACCTACGGAAGTTCTCCCTCCTAAGGCTATTCGTGACCGTTTAGTTAATGTTGATCCAATTGATCGTATGATTAATAGAATCAACAGATCTACTATCGGCAAATAAGAAAGGAATCCTATGGGATTCGGAAAAAAATTATATGCACGTACTGGACCGATCGCTTTTGCTTCGATTGCTAATAACGTAGTTTTAAGTCCTCAATCAGGATCAGGAATCAAAGATACTCTTTATCTTGGTCAATTTGAAGTAGGCAACTCATCTGGTGCCAACGCATCGTGTGGATGGGGAATTCAACTCCCAAATGCTGAATGGAAAGCGGGTCAATGGCTTGCTAACATCTCAGCTTCATATAGTGATAAAACAGCCAACATTCAAGCAGCAGTTGCAAATAGTTTACCTATAGCAACAACTACAAACAATGATGGTTACGTGATTCAAGCCAGACAAAAATTCAATATAGTGAACCTTATTATCGGTACTGCTCAAAATGATGCAGGTACCCCAGAATATACTTATTGGAATGGTTCTGCTTGGTCAGTTCTTGCTACAGAAGCAGTGCCTACGGTAACTTCTACTGGAACTGTAACACTTGTATTCTTAAGTCCTTCAGATTGGACTCAGACTGCAAGCACAGATTCAGTTGTTACAACTGTTGGTCTTGATTCAGGGATGTATGCCATCAGGGTGAGATACACCACGCATCCATCTGTTACCGCAGGTGTTTTATCAGGACTTAACATAGTAAAACTTTATGACTTCTATGAACTAGTTCCAGATGGAAACAGTATCATATTCCAGGCACAAGGGGAAATAAGAATTCCTGGTAGAGCATCAATTGTTCCGTACTGTAGCACAGCAGATACGAAAAATTGGTGTGATATAGAATATAGAAACGGGGGGTAATACCCTTGGCATTTTTACGAAGATTCCAGCGCGCGTATGCCAGGCTTCGTGGAAGAGTAAGTTCAATCGGAGGATATTTTAATGGATATCCCACAGATGGCAATGTTGAACCAAATGTTGTTGCTCAATGGTTATTTAATGAATCATCCGGCAATGCTGTAGATGTTGTCTCAGGTATCTCCCTTCCTAAATCCGGTGTGGGGGCGCTGACATATTCACAGGTAGCTTCAGGAGCTCTTTTTCAAAGGATTTCTCCTGGGATTCTAACAGCCTCAGATGCGGTTTTTTATAACTCGTCACATCAGGCTAGTTGCGATCCAGGAACAGGCGATTTTAGTATTGAGTTGTGGCTTGCAAGTGCTACTTTTAACACTAATAAGTATTTTTTTGCTACCGCTGATGGAAGTGACAAAGGTTTTGAACTTTCAAATAATAGCACAACAAACATCAGAGTCTATACAAAAGCAGAAGATGGCACAGTGTTAGATCAAAATTTTGACCATACAACTGATTTTAATGATGGAAGTCCTCATAAAATTAGAATTATATGGAATAGAGGATCTGGACGGTTAGAATTGCTTATAGATGGTGTTAGCAAAGGAACACGAGATTTGACTTCTCTTGCAGGTAAAACTATTCAAACGAATACAGTATGTGTTGGCGGTGTTACAGGTGCAATTGCGGCAGCAGCATCAACATTTTATGAGATCAGATTGTCTTTAAATGCAACAAATAATGCAGGCGGACCTAATGGCGGATAGTGACCCAGTTAAACAGTATACCTACACATTAACTCAAACTAATGTTGCTTATCCTGGAAAAGATGCATTTATTGCAGGAGTTAATGGTAAGTTTTTTGCTGTTATTTATTTGCCTGAAACAAAAACTATTGTAATTGAATCTGATCATGCAGCAAATGATCCTGTTGTTACAAACTATTTAACTACTCAGATGGCTATTGCCACTAATCCTGTAGTTACCGGAGATCCTGGGATAATTCAAAGTACATTTAATACCGTTGTTAACTTTTTTGGTAATTTATTTAATTAAGGAGATTTTAGATGGCAGTAATTAGATTTGGTGGTGGAGGCGGGGGAGCAAGTGTAAATGTTGCTGCTAATAGTGTTCTAGTCTCTAACGCCGCAGGTACAGGAATTAACGCAGCGAGCACATCCAATACAGAGATTGGTTATTTAGTAGGTGCTACTTCAAACATTCAAGCACAAATTAATACAAAAATTGCTGCACCAACGATCGTTTCAACGACTTGGAGTGCAGATCAAACTGTTAGTGTTGGAACCGCATGGGCCAATGCTGCACAAATTGGTTCAATTTCTCTCTCAGTTACCGCAACAGGTAACCCAATATTACTCTCTTTCTTTGGTTCAACGTCATCGGGATCTTCTGGATCTCTTATGGTTGGATATCAATTAGATTCAGCTACACCTCAAAACGTTACAGTTATTACCTCAAGTGCTCAAATCACTCAAGGTTGCTTTCTTGTTTGGCTTACTGGTGTTTCTGCTGGTGCGCACACTATAAAACTCTTTGGTAATAAAACGAACAATAACGTTACAGTTTATGGAAATGCCGGTGCTTGGGGCACAAATGGAAATACACCTAAATTTGAAGCGTGCGTATTCTAATGAATATCGAGGTAGTTCACAATATTGATAATCTTCCATATAAGAAAGTCTTTTTTGTAACTAACCCCACTCTCACCTATCAATATATACAAAAAGTGATGGATACCAAAAGAAGTAATGGCATGAAAGTTCGATACACATATGATGTAAAGAAAAAGCAGGTTACTTTAGAAGGAAGATCATCCTTACCAGTAAATACATTAGTTAGTATCTTAAAAGATGCTTTCTATATGAAACAGATTGGATAATAATGGTTTTTGAAACTACATCTGAACTCGCAGTACTAGCAGAAAAAGAACTTGGACACCAACTCTCTGGGGCATCTTCACAAAGAGCAGATATTGTATCTCACCTAGATCGTGCAAATAAGATCATCTATGATGGTGGGGGACTCCTTAACTACTCAGATGACGGACGAAGACTTCGAAATGAAGTAGTATTTTCATTTGCTAGATCACAGAATCCTCTTGTAATAACCTTACTTCCAGCGATCACATCCGTAAACGTTACAGCTACGATGCAATCAAATGCACTTACTTTTGATGCGGCCCCAGATGGATCAAACTCAGTTGCAGACTATTTTATTCGTATCAATGGAGAAGGAGAAGTCTATAGAATTGATTCACACACAGGAGGATCTACTTCAGCAGTTATCGATGGAGATTATGTAGGATCTGCCAACGTATCAGTCGCTTCCTGTTCTATTTTTAAGCTTTGCTACACTATCGGATCAAACACAATTTCCCAACTAATTTCACCTATCAATATTTTTAGCAAGGTTCGTGGGGTTGAGAACATCTCTATTGTTGATAAAGATGAACTTTATAAGCAATATCCTTTAGCAGATGTTCAAGTAGCATTTCCTAACATTTGTGCTCTTTTAAAAGAAACTGATGGCAGTATAGTACTACAGTTTAATTCTTATCCAGATAAACTAGAAAGAATTGAACTAGACTTTATCCCTATTCAAAGCACATTAGATACTCTTACTGTAGATACGGGAATTCCTAAAAAATACCGTGCAGTACTCTCATATTTAGCCGCCTATTTTATGTCTGCCAGAAACAATGATTCACGAGCACCTAATTTCTTACAAATTGCAAGAGATATGTTCTCAGAATTAGTCCAATGGAATGAACGTATGCAATCCACCGCGGATGAAAACTTCGGTAGAGTCTCTATTAGAGGTTTTAACAACCCTCCTATGATCACAGTTCAAAAAGGATACACTTTAGCAGGATAATATGGCTGGCGATATCGGATTAAAACCAGGAATAAAGCTATTATCACAGAAGATGGCACCAAATACTAATGCTTTTTCCTTAGTAAATCGTCCAAGAAATAGTAATCTTCTTGTAGCATTCATATTCGTCTGCAATACTGATGCAAATGCAGCAACATTTAGCATATTTCATGACAATAATGGAAGTACATATAATAATACTACAGCACTTTACTATAGGAATGTAATTAACGCCAATTCAACAACACTTTTAGACTTTTCACATTGTGGTATTTCACTTAATAAAGATACTGCTGTGGGTAATCTGGGTGCTCAGACAAATACAGCAAATATCATCAATTTTACTGTTTATGGAATGGAGACAAGGTAATGTCCTATCAAAGCCATGTGGCAACTATTCCATTAGGTCAAGGTGGATTTACAGGAGAAGATAACCAAGATAATATCAATATTACAGACCTAATTTTAGCCAAAAATGTACGTTTTGATGGAAATGTGATCCGAAAAGTTGGGGGACTCACTGCTTATGATGCAAATGCAGTCACAAATACACCAAATTGTCTTGCAGGAATTGATTATTGGCCAACAGTTACAGATCAAAAACAAGTAACTGTTTGGTCAGATGGGTCAGTTTATAAAGAAGTTTCAGGCGATCTTGACTCTGATCTATTAGTTAATTCACTTACCTTCACAGATCCAGTAACTCTTCTTTCTTGTGGTCAAGAGTATGTGGGAAACAATAGAAAACTACTTCTTTTTTCATTAGGTGTTACTCCCCAAATCCTAAATTCAAATGGAACAACCATGGCTAATATGACAAATCTTAGTGTCGACTGGTCTGGTAGTAATATGCCTGCCGCAGCACTTTTTCATGACAACCGTGTTGTAGCCTGGGGAAATAACAATAGCCCCCACACACTTTACTTTTCAGCCCTCGATGATCATACCAACTTTGCCTACACCGATCCAAATGATGCAACCTCGTATCCCTTACCTATATTTGATATTACTCCAGGTGAAGCTCAATACATCAATGCTTGTCACTCATTAGGTACTACACGACTTTACGTTTTTAAATATCCCACAGGTATCTACTTTATTGATACTGATCAGTTAACCTCGCTAATAGCACCCGTTACCACTGTTCGGCGAGATATCGGCGTTGCTGGCCCAAAAGCAATTTGCAAAGCGGGTGATCTTGGAACTGTTTTTATTGGTCATGATGGACACATCTACAGTCTAGACATGGTCAATGATCCAAATTCAGATTTAAGAAATGCGTGCTTCACTAAAACTAAACGTCTTACTCGGTGGCTTAAAGAAAATATCAATTTTGCTCGTCTTAAATGGAGTCAATTGACTTATGATACAAATCGTGGCGAAGTTATTGCTACTTATTCTAAAAGTGGATCGACTTTAAATGATATAGCCCTTGTGTTTGATGTCAATGATCCAAGCAATATTAAAATTGCCTATGAAGATAGAGGTCAGTATCTTAATGCTCTTTGGTTTGTTAAAGATACAACTACTACGTATTTTAATCTTTTTCAGTCCGGTGTGGGGGGCGTGGTCTACAAAGCTAATCAGTCAAATAGGGTGATTGGAACTTCGACTGGCTATTCTGCTGAGTTTAAAATACCTTCGACTGATTTTCGGTGGCTTGCTAATCAACAGGCACAAATACAATCAACAGTTAATTTTGCTCAAGTAGATAAAAGAATCGATTTTATTGAGATGAGGATTCAGGCGTTAGGAAACTATGATTTAAGTCTTGATCTATATATTGATGATATCTATTACAATACTTTCAATTTTAACCAGGGATCTGCTGGATCTGTTTTAGATGGTGCAGATACTTTGGATTCTACATTTGTTTTAGGATTTGATGGATTCTTAAGACGAAGACTTAAAGTAGGGGGATTTGGAAGACGAATCAGTGCTACTTGTTACAATAGTGGAGCAAACCAAGATTTTGGAGCAGCTACCATGATAATTTATTTTGATACTTTAGGATCAGGAGGAGAGATTTAATGGCATTTCCTACACGAGCACATACATTTGTTTCGGGAGCTACACTTACTGCCTCCCAATTAAATACAGAATTTGATATAGCTATAAATGCTCTAGCAACGGGTACAAAAGATGCAAATGTGGTGGCACTTACTGCTACGTCACTTGCGGTTTCAACTACTACTGACTTTGTTGGTAACGTCAATGCTAATGCAAACGTTAATATAGGTGATGCTTCTTCAGATACCCTTAAAGTAAATGCTTCTTCTACTTTTAACAATGCAGTCACGATCAATGCGGCAACAACTATAAATGCGGCTACCACAATCAATGCCGCAACTACTTTCAATGCTGCAATCACATTAAATGCTGCTGCAAATATTACTGGAAATGCAAACATCAGTGGTAATGTGAATGCTGCTGGAAATGTAATTGTTGGAGGTACATTAGGTGTTACTGGAATTGTCACACTTACTGCAAATATTGCTGGTTCACCTAATATTACTGGAACTCTAACTGCTGGTAATATTGCAACTGCTGGCACTTCTCAATCAACAGGAACGGGAACATTTGGAAACGTATCTACGGCAGGTTCTCTTACTATTGGTTCTATTGCAGCAACTTCAGCTAATATTGTTGCAGCAGCTAGAACCAGAGCAACAGGAACATCTGTAGGAACTGGTGGAGTAGCAATTAGTGCTACCTCTAGTGGAAGTATATCATCTGGTTCTTATACAGATGTTACAAATCTTACTGTTACTATTATAACGTCTGGCCGGCCAGTAAGATTAGAATTAATTGGTAACTCCTCAGTTTCAA